GAGCGCGATGCTTTTGAACAGAGCATCGTCGAGACCCGTGGCAAGAATACCCGGATGAACCTCAAGAACATCCGGGCAAAGCTGGTAGCTATGACGGTTGTAGACGAGCAGGGCAATCGGATTTTCAGTGATGAGGATGCAGAACTGCTCGGAAAGAAGTCGGCCGCGGCCCTGGACCGGATCTTCAGTGTTGCTCAGCGACTATCCGGCCTGCGACCTGAGGACGTGGAAGAACTCGTGGGAAACTGAGACAGAACCCGACGCGGCGCTTCGTCTTCAGACTGGCGCTGGCGTTGGGCATGACGGTTGGAGAGCTCCTGGCTCGCATCAGCAGCCGGGAGCTCTCTGAGTGGATGGCGTTCTTTAGCCTGGAGCCCTGGGGGACTGAGGTGGAAGACTGGCGGGCCGGGTTGGTGGCGGCGACCATCGCCAACGCCAACCGGGACCCGAAGCGCCGGCGCAAGCCCTACGAGCCCCAGGACTTCATGCCCAGGCGGGACCGGCCGCCGAAAGTGGAGCAGACCTGGGAAGAGCAGGCCCGCATCCTGGAGATGTGGGCCCGGGCGTTCGAGGCGAAATATGGTCAAGGATAGCGTGCTAGCAACTTGTTGCCCTGGCCGAAGACTACGACTTCGGTGACGCCGTTGTTTGATACGTTTGCGTAGATTTTTCGGCAGATGTCCTGGGCAAAGCGCTCTCCTTCTGCATCAGGATACAGATCCGTGTACACATTTAACCGTCCACCGCCGGGCGCGGTGAACTTCTGGACCGGGGAATACCATGTGGTACCTGCGAAATTCTGGTCGAGATAGTCCCTGATCTTCGCAACATCGAACGTCGGTGTCGAGGCCCTATTGCAGCTTTCAACGATGCTTACGAGGACGAACAAACAGAAAAGGCCCATACCGACTTTGAGCAGGCGTTTCACTGCTCACTCCTCCTTCTCTTGGATATTTGCAATCTGATGATACGTCGAGGTGAGACAATTGGCAACAGTCGCCTCCTTTAACGTCGCTTTAGTGGCATCCACCGGGCGGTTCGTTGGCGCGATCTCACGCGCCGAGCGACAATGGAACCAGTTTGCCCGTTCGGTGCAGCGGGGCGCAAAACAGCTTCCGGAGGCGATCCGGGCGGCGACCCCTGCGTCGCTGACGCTCGGGCGTTACGTGGCCAGGTTTGGTGCGGTGGCGGCAGCTGCCTTCTCAGCGGCAAGCATCTGGGGAGTCCGACTCGCCGCACAATTTGAGCAGACCAGGATGGCTATGGCCACGATGCTCGGCAGCGTGGAGGAGGCCGACCAGTTCCTGAAAGAGCTCGAAAAGCGGGCTCGCCGGACTCCGTTCGGGTTCCAGCAACTCGTAGAGATGTCTCGGCAGATGTTGGCCTGGGGGTTTGCCAGGCAGGAAATCGAGCAGATGCTCGACCCGATTGGCGATTTTGTCGCTGCGATGGGCGGTGGTTCGGAGACAATAGACCGTGTTGTCCGTGCCCTTGGCCAAATCCGTGCCCGCGGGAAACTCGCCAGTCAAGAAATGCTTCAGCTGACCGAGGCAGGCATACCCGCCTGGGAGTTGCTTGCCAAGTCAATCGGAGTCAGTATTCCCGAAGCCATGGAACGTGTTAGTAGGGGTGCGATCTCTTCTACAACAGCCATTCAAGCGATCATTGAGGGGCTCGCCGCAGATCCGCGCTTTGCTGGCGCAATGGAGCGGCAGGCACGCACAACCCTCGGGCAGTGGGAACAGGTCAAGGACGGCATCACGACCATCATCCGTGGCCTCGGAAAGGACATCATCAAGATCGCCAATCTAGGAACGGCCATGCGACGACTGAATGAAGCTATTGGTCGTTTTGCTGACTTGGTAAGCGAAAAAGGTTTTATGAACGCGCTCAGGGAAGCTTTCCCGCCTTGGCTACCGCCTGTAATCATCGGCATAGCCGGTGCCATTGCTGGAGGCCTGGTTCCGGTCATCGTCGCTTTGCTTCTTCCGGCGCTAAAGAAACTACGCGCGTCTATAGCAGCGACAGGTTTGGCGCTATGGAAATGGATGGTGGCTGGTGCTGCGATCGCAGTAGTTGTGTACCTGCTTGCTCGTTACTGGAATCACCTCGGCGACGTGGCACGTGCCGTCTGGTCGGCCATCGGAGCTGCAGCCCTTTATGGCGCGTCCCTTGTGGTGAGAGGTATCGGCCTTATTCTTGCTGGAATCGGCGTGATTATACCTGCCTTCCGGGGTGTTGCCAGTTCGGTACTTGGTTTGGCCGATTCGCTGAAGTCGTCCGCATCCGGTCTCTGGGCCTCGGCGAAGTCGTCTGTGGCCGCTGCGAACCAGGCGGCTAAGAGCCAGAGTGGCGTTGCCGAGGCCGGGGAACAGGCGGCCCGGACACAGCAGACCCTCGCGGATGGCATAGAAGCGGCGGCGGAGGCAGCGGGAAACAACATTCAGTCGTTCGACGAAGTGCATCAGATTCAGGAAGAGATGGCTTCATCGCCATCTACGGCGCTTGATATCGAGGAACCGACAATGCCTGCTCTCGGGGGCATTACTAACATCGCTTCTGCCATTGGCGAACAGGTGGCGCAGATAGCAGATACAGCGGCTAACGCATGGACCCGACTCCAGCAGGCAATGGAGTCGGTTAATCGAGCAGTCCAATGGATCAAGGACAATTGGCCCATGATAGGGCCAATTGTCGAAGGTATTGCGTCTGTATTAACTCTGCTTCTGCTTCCAGCGCTGATTAAAACCGGCGTAGAAGCACTGATAACCGGAGGCAAAGTTTTGGCATCGTGGGCAATGCAGAGTGTAGGGGCTGTCGCACACGGTGCCGTCATTGTCGGCCAATTCGCGCTCCAAGTAGCCAAGTGGGCGCTCTTGGGCATCGAGGCGCTTGCCAATGCGGGCAAGGTAGTCCTCGCATGGGCCATGCAAGGCTGGGAAGCTGTGGCCAGCGTGGCCGTACAGATAGGGCAATTCGCCCTCGCCGGTGCGAAGTGGGTATGGTTGGGCATCGTGGCCTTAGCGGAGGCCGGCAAAATAGTTCTTGCATGGGTTATGCAGAAGACCGAGGCTATCGCGGCAGTAGCTGTCCAGGTCGCCCAGTTCGTCATCCTCGGCGCGAAGTGGGTGTGGCTAGGCGTTTTGGCGGTAGCCGAGGCCGGAAAAGTCGTGCTGGCATGGGTTATGCAGAAGACCGAGGCTATCGCGGCAGTAGCTGTCCAGGTCGCCCAGTTTGCCATCCTCGGCGCGAAGTGGGTCTGGATGGGCGTCACGGCAACGGCAAACGCCGCGGTAATGGCAGCGGCATGGCTCCTGGCTCTAGGTCCTGTACCTCTGGTAATCGCGACCGTGGTTGCTCTGGCTGCCCTCATTGTAGCCAACTGGGATCTTGTGAAGACCAAGACCATCGAATACTGGGGCAAGCTCGCTGACTGGCTGGCCGGAGTGTGGGAAGGCATAGAGACCACGGCCCGCAATGTGTGGGACGGGATTCTGGGTGCCATCAAGACGGTCATCAACGGAATCATCAAAGCGGTCAACTGGATGATCCAGGCGCTCAACAAGATCAGGTTCACGATCCCAGACTGGGTGCCTGTCTTGGGAGGTAAGTCGTTCGGGTTCAACATAGCGCAGATTCCGCTCCTGCCCCTCGCTGAAGGCGGCATAGTAACCCGACCCGTGACTGCCTTGGTCGGCGAGGCGGGCCCCGAAGCCGTGATACCTCTATCCCGCGACAACGCTCTGACGGACTCGATCGCACAAGCGGTGTACCAGGCCGTGATCGATGCCATGCGGACCGTCCAGGCGACCACGCCGGCCGGCGGCGACCGGGAGATCGTACTGCGGATCGACGGCCGGACCCTGGCCCGGGCGACGCTGCCGCATGTCATCGCGGAGGGCCAGCGGCAGGGCCTGCAACTCGTCGTCCGGCCGCAGGGGGTGTAACGCATGGCAGACATATACATTGCCGGCATAAAAGTGGCAAGCCCCGCCGATGTAAAGGTGGGGCGCTTTGATTTAACGAAAGCGGAAAGAACCGCATCAGGAAAAATGCGGATGGAATATATAGCGACTAAACGCCGAGTAGATGTAGTCTGGCAGTATCTACCCGACAGCGAACTGCAAAAAATACTTGACATATTGGCCTCACATAAGCCGTTTTTTACGCTTCAATATCCCGACGCAGGCGGCCAACAGACCATAACCTGCTACTCAGGTGACATAAATACGAGCTTGTGGCACACGATAAATGGCGTGCGATATTGGAAAGAAGTGTCTATCCCTTTTATTGAACAGTAGGTGCTAGCATGTATCCTGTTTCTACAGAGTTTATGGAACAAATGAAGAGCGACAGGCGACGTGTGTTGGCCAAAGTCACCATTGATTATACGGACCCGTTTCTAGACCAGTCTATTGAGGTCCAAGCATCCGAACAAGCGAATGTAAGCTATCCAAAGCAAACCGCCGACGCCGTTTCGGAACCCTTCGCCAAAATCGCTAGCCTTGACGGCTCCTGGGTGCTGGACGGCAGCTTTGCACTTGCACCCGACCCGGACGAAGCAGAGACGCACCAAATGGGTTGGTGGGGGTCGCAATTGTCGCAGGCAGACGGAACATTCGTGCAGCCGTATCCAACGCTGACAGTGACGCACTTCGCAAGGCCGATACACAGCTTGAAGGTAGTAGGCGACAGTAAGCGTGGCGAATATCCTGTTGATTTCCGCATTGACCTGTATGGGCCTGATAACACGCTACTGTATACGGAAAATGTTTCGGGCAATACAGAAGTGGCATGGAGCAAGACACTGGCCTCTCCCGTGTTGGATGTGACAAAGCAGGTTTTGACGATAACGAAGTGGAGCCATTCCGGCAGACAAGTGAAGATACTGGAGTTTTTTACGAGCATACAGGAGACATACGAGGGAGATGATATACTGCTTATTCATCTTCTCGAAGAGCGAGAGGTGTCACAAGGCTCACTTTCCGTTGGTAATATATCGGCAAATGAGATAGATATTCGTTTGAACAACGAAAGCCGCAAATTCGATGCTGGAAATACGCAGTCGCCGTTGTATCAGCTTTTGAAGCAAAATAGACGAATAAGGGCATGGCTGGGAGTAGAAGTAGAAGGGGTATGGGCTGTGTTTGGAGATAGAACCTGGAATGAGGTGATTTAAATGGCAGATAAAACAACCGGAAAACTGAAGCTCTGGCTCGCGAAAATGACTGATAAAATATCCGATACTATAAATATATATCTTAGCGAAAACTTCTATAAAATTGATGATGAGTTTTCAAGCCTGAAAGATGATCTTACTGCACATAAGGCCGATGATGCATCAACTACTACAAAGGGGCATGTTCAATTAAGCAGTAGCACATCAAGCACAAGCACAAGTTTAGCAGCGACTGCAAGTGCGGTTAAAACAGTAAATGATGCTTTAACTTCGCATAAGGCCGCTGCAGCTCCCCATAGCGGACATGAGACCCCTGCCGGCGCTCAGGCGAAGGCTAATACTGCCGAAGCAAATGCGAAGGCATATACTGACGCACACGAGCAAAAAGCAGCTCCTCACAGTGGTCACGAAACTCCTGAAGGAGCTCAAGAAAAAGCAAATGCCGCACTGAATTCAGCAAAACAATACACAGACCAAGAAGTAGGTGAAGTTGCCCAAGCACTTGCTGCACATGAAGAAAAAGCAGCTCCTCATAGTGGTCATGAAACTCCTGAAGGAGCTCAAGAAAAAGCAAATGCCGCACTGAATTCAGCAAAACAATACACAGACCAAGAAGTAGGTG